GATGTATTAGAACCAGCAAGACTTTCGTTTGCAGTTCCACCAGCACCCCAACCACCTAACTCATTATTAGTATCGGTGTCAAGGTCTTTTACTACGACACATTTGCAATCAACAGCATTTTTATTTGCTGCTCTAGAACCAGTACTAGTAGCAGTTGCTTCTTCAACACGAACAACTATGTAGTCTTGAACTGACATAGCTGTTGCAGCTGCTGCTGAATCATCTGTACTTGAAAATGGAACTTTGATTAATTGACCAGGAATGATAAACTTAGGTTGAGTTCCATCATCTCCAACTTGAATTGAAGTAGATGAACCACGAACCTGACCAATGTTTCCATTGTTCTTATAATCAGTCATAAACTGAAAAAAATAAGTATCGCCTGGGTCAATATTGCCTGCTGTAACTTCTGCGGTGTTTGTCACCATGCCTGCGCGTGATGTACCATGTGCAGTTACATATCCATATCGCTTATGGTAAGATGGACGTCTTTCTGTGAATTTGAACTGATGGTCGTCAGTTGGTTTCTTAGAAACTTTTGACAAGAATCTAAAAAACGGGTCTTGTGCTATTGCTAACTCAGATACTCTGTCACCGAAGTTATACTTCCGCCTCAGGTCACCTGTGCTAAGCGCTGAACCCGCTATAGCTGAACCACTCTCAGTCAAACCAGTAGAATCTGATATGCCAAATATATCGGCCATATGTCCTTCTCCTTGTAGTCTTAACGACTACTGTTATTGACTTAATTAAAGTATTAGACTAAATGCCTAATACACTCTCTAATGTTGTGTCAATACCCAAGATTTCTTCAAAAACTGAATCGTCTGGAGATTTTTGTGGCTCGGAAGCACTTCCCTTAGAAGCTAATGATTGTGGTCGCTGTTGAACTTTCTTCATTTGGTTTGTAACCTCTTGATTTGCGCTCTGTGCGATATTCTGTTCTCGCTGACCTTTATTCATTAAATAATATATATCATCTAATTGTAAAGTTTTATTTTTTGCAAAACTAACAAAAGTTTTCCATTGGTCTTCTGATAAATTGTATTTAGAACGAAATTCAGACTCTTTTGTAAGTCTGATATTCTCATTTTTCTGCGTACTCAAAGCATCATTAAGCCTTTTTTGGACTACTCCGTCAATTGTAGCTCCTAAAACTTTAGCTGAATCTGAATCAGCGTTTGACATAGCTTCATCTGGGTCAAATACAAAATCTTCATTTAGATTAAGTTGTTCCTTCATAGAAACTGGGGCTTGACCTCCACCCTGAAAATAATTTCTCACATGAGAAATCAAATTAGGGTCTTCTTTCATAGCATCGAGTATAGGCATATAGGGTTGAAGTTCACTTAGCTTGCCATTTAGACGTTGTGCTTCGCGACTTGAATCCGAATACCTTTTTTGCAGATTTTCAATATCCGCCTGACCTTCAACAGGACTCTCTTTTTGTTGTTGTTCTTGAAGAAACTGATTTCCAGCATCTTCTAACGTTTGAGAGGTTGTCTGTTCTTGCGAAGGTGGGGCATCTAATATACCACCATTTACTTGAGTATCTAGGGCCTCGAAAAAACCATCAGAACTCATAGGCGCACTTTCGGGGGCTCCGTCTGGAACGTTACCTAATTGTACATTTTCACTCATAATATATCCTTTTTATGTTTATGAAATTTATTATTTTTCTTTACTAGCATCAAAGTCTTTTTTTGAATCATTTTTTACTTGCTCAACTACTGACTTTACTTCCCTTGCAAGGTCTTTTTTAGCCATTTGGACTTCTCCTTGCATCATATTTCTAAGAAGTTTTTGCTGAGCTTCGGTACTAAGTACTTGTTTTTGCATTTGAGTACCAGCTTCATTTACTTTCATCTTAATACCAGCTTGAACTAATTGTCTTTCTAGTGTCTCAATAGTACCTTCTCTATCTTTCATAGCATTGGTCATTTGTTCTATTTGTGATTGCATTTCTGCATAGACACTTTTTCTTTCTATTAATTGTTTTTTATTTCTTATATCAGTTTCAGCTATCATCGCAACATCATCAATTAATCCTGATTGAAACCATCTAAAATATTCTTCTAATAAAGCCCATCTATTAAGTGGTAATGTTGCTCCTGCTATAATTCTTACATCAAATTTACCAGTTTCATAATCCATCCATTTTCCAATAGCATCTCCAAAGTCATTAAATATTGGAATATTAACTCTTACTTCTTTATCTTGGTCTGCTTCTTGACCTGCTTCAGGCTGAACAATTCTAAATACTTTATCAATTTGATAATGTTTTTGAGCTACCATTTGAAAAACTCTACCAATATGTTCTAATGCAGGTTCTACTATAGTAGACATCCAAGATTTTAATCTTCTTGTTCCAAACTCATCATTTGCAAGTAAACCTCTATAAGTTTCTGCTTGTTGTTGAGTAAAACCCATCATAGCAGAAGGAACTCCAGATATATATTCTGCATCTGCTTTACCTTCTTGAGTAATTGTATAAAATGCATTATTAATAGGAGCAGGTAATATTGGAGTAGGAGGTTGAAATCCTTGTCTATATTTTAATAATGCTCCAGGCGAAGAAGAATATTGTTCCCATTCAGATTCATCCACAGAGCCTTCTTCATATAACCACCTAAGATTAGATGCTAGATTTGCATTATGAACCATTATTTGGTGTGCTTTATTTATTTCTTGTTGCTTACCGATTAAAGGCATTACTGCTGACATCGCATAAGGAGTCCCAGTATATAAATACGGAATAGGAACAATAGGATATTCTGTGATAGGTAATTCATACTCATATAAAAATACATCATCACCTACACTACAACACAATTTAATTCTAGTTTCAAAAAAATTAACAAAATCAACAACTGAGTTTTTAAAAGAATCACCTTTTATCATATTGTCAAATTCTTCTTTACGAAGAACTACTTGTTCTACTTTAGTCATTTGCTCTTGAGCTGCTGACATTAATTCTTGTTGTTTCTCTTCAATTGCAGTCTGCATCATTTGTTGAGCTTTTTTAATTTCTAATTCTGCTCTTTCTGGAATGATTTCTTGAGCTTCTAAAGATTGTTGTATTGACAATACTTTTTCTTGTAATTGCACTTCTGTTTCTGCTTGAAATTCTTGTAATTGTACTTCTACTGATTGTTGTAATTGTTCTTCTTGCTCTTTTGTTAATGGTATTCTTATAAATGCATTTACAAATGGAATTTTTATTTTAGTATAGTTTTCATAATAAGCTATAATTTGGTCTTCTTCTCCTTCTGGATTTAAACCAAAGCTTACATCTTCAGGTTGAATAATTTTAGAAGTCTCTAAGTCTCTTTGACTATAACTAGATGAATTATCAGTACTAGAATTAATCTTATTTATTTTAGCTGCGTGTTGTGGAAACAAATTTTTTAATTGTGATTTAGATAAGTTTTTCTTTATCATTATAAAGGCTGCATCTCTAAATAAAAAGTCACGACTTGATGGGTCTACAAATACATCATAAGGGTCAACTCGACTAAATATTACTTCACCTTTTCCATGGTCAGCATCTTGGTCTACATCTATTAAGAAATACCCAACACCTTTTACAAGACTATCTAAAACAACTTGACCATAAATAGAATTACCATTTGATAGATGCCAACAATAATCAGATATATCAGAATGTACTTGAGCAACATCTGTATCATCTCCAGTTGCACCTACAGCTTTCCATCTAGGACTATTAGCTGTAACAAAGTATTTCATAATTTCTATAATAGGAAGAATCCTATTAATAGTAAAAGATGGCATTCCAGATTCTTCTAATGACTTTTGCTCATCCATACTTAATTGTTCGTCAAGATAAAAATCATAACCTTTTTGACTTTTACTACGCCACTTACTTCTATCAGTACTATTTGACCTATCCCATAATTGTTTATTTATATGAGCTTTGTTTTTTCTTCCCTTTTTAGCCATTATTTCATTAACCTTTGTTCTAGTTTTCCAAGAATACTTTTGTCCATATCAAATGATAATTTCATACCTCTAGAGCCACCAATATTTTGAGTACCTAATTTAAATTTTCCATATTTAGTTGGGATTTTAACACTACCAGAACCTATATCAATTCCAAATTTTTTAGATGCTTCATATAATAATAATGCACCAGCAGTTGGGCCTGGTTGTTGTTTTAAAGTATCAGCAGCTGTATAAGCTTGTGCTTTATAGCTTTCCCAAATTGAAGAAGGGTCTGCACGAGATAAAGTTCTAAGAATATTTTCTCCCATACCAAACATTTTAGCATATTGAGAATCTTCTCCTACTGGAGACATAAGCTTTAAATTCGCAGTTCCCATCATTGGTGCGTCAGATTTTTTTTTATATGGAATTTTATCTTGTGGCATTATGCTACAACCCAGCTTTTAGCTTGTTTTTTAGGCTTATACCATCCCTTTTTTGATTCATTAGGCTTCATATTAGGCGGAAATGCGTGTAATTGTGCATAATAAAGGGTCTCGATGGTATCATCATGTGACATTTTAGGCCCAAAAGTAATGATTTCGTTAGTTAAATCAAACATATTTTCTTTTAAAAAAACATTTCCAGTACTAAACCTACCACTTAGTCCACTATATATTCTATTTCTCTTATTTTGACCACCAGGCTTTTCTGGAATTACACCAATATTGTATTTGTTTTCTACTCTTCTTCTTTCGTTTAAAGATTGAAATATAGACCTATTCATAGCTACATCTTCAACAGTACTAGATACACAATGATATTTTTCATGCATATCCATAATATAATCTACTACTCCCTTTTTTCCAATAATTTCTCCATCAGTTCCTCTAGAACCTACAGTTGGAATACTTCTGTGTCTTTCATATTCTAAAACATATAATTTATTATTAGGGTCAATAGCAATTGCCATGATTACAGAAAAGTCAGAAGTCTTAGTATCTATATCAGTAGCAGGGTCACATCCTATAAACGTATTACAAGGAAGTTTTTCTCCATCAACATGAATATAATTTTGACCATCTTCACTTTCGTAATAACCTTCCCAATGTTTTATATATCTTCTACTCCATACTGAATCTTCTTCAGACTGTACTTCCATCATATATTCTTGATAGAATTTTTGAGATTGACCACTATCTGAATAAAACTTTTTCTTTTCTTCTAGTTTTTCTTTTGAAAAGAATGAAGGCCATAAAGGAGTATTATCTGGTAATATAGCTTTATATGTAATTACTCTCCATGAAAAATCTTCTTTAGCTTTTTCAGCTTTTGCATGATTAGTAATAAGATTATTAATAAAAGAGTCATAGTGTACAGGAGTACCATTAACACGCAAGCGACCAGTATGCGGCTCCAAAGCAGGATAGACAACAGCGGTAACCAAATTCGCATTCTTAGCACGTGCATCTGGTGTAATGGTATTTGCTTCATGTTCAAAGTCATCTAATATAATTAAATCATATCTTTTATGCAACTTTGCACCACCACGAATAC